ACCATCCGTTTAGATGATGGATTACCATTTTCCGACATCATATCTAGTAGAAATTTACCCATCTTACAGTCCTAGAAATGTTTTGAATGATAGCGACTCGTGGACACCCATACCATGACGAACATCTTTATAGAGTTCGTGCTTATGCTTTGTTGACATGGCACTTGGTGCCATCTTATGAAATTCTTTTTCATTACCAACAGAGGCATGATGACGCATCTTGGTAGCAGATGCACCACCGACTCCAGTGTCTGCATCAGAACGTTCTCCACCTACCTTATGGATCTTGACACCCTTGAAGTTGAAGTGACCATGACGACCTTCAACACCATTATATTTATGGATCAGCGTATGAAATTCGTGTGCACGATCGGAACCCACGTGCAAGTGAAGGTGCGTCACACCCGACTTGTGTAGATTCGAAAGATGGTGAAGCATTGTTGGTGATTCTTTGGTGGCAAGTTTAACATTTGCTCCAGGGAATGCACGCTTGGCATGCTTTAACTTTTGTTCAGGTGTCAGAGGATTCTTTTTGGAATCATGACTGCCAGTGAGAATGATAGTGTGTCCATGTTCACCTGCTGTCTTACGAACCTGATTGACAACTGCTTCGTGACCAACAGTAGGAGGGTTCATTCTCCCCTGTGTAATGTGGTGATGGACTTCGCTCATTTTTTACCCTTGCCTGCTCTCAGGATGGCGCTGCGTTCACGATTCGCTTTCGAGAATCCTTCGCGGTCAACAACCTTTAGTCCGTTTGCAACGTAACCTTCACCACCTGCTGCCTTGCCATTAATCTTTGTGTGGAATCCACCGCCACCAGAAGAATCAAGTCCACGTGCTAGATGATTGGTTGCTTGCTGAAGATGATGGTGAATCTCAAACGACTTAGCGAAGTGTTCTTTGTTCTTTGCAACATGCGAGAGGTCAGCATGCATTGTTGCAGTCTTACGCTCTTTTGCAGCAGCAGTTTTAACTGCATCAATCTTCTTCTGGTGGACTGCTTGAAGATGTTTCTTGTATCCAGCAACTGATGGAGTTTCCTCGCTGGTAACTGTCTTATTGATATAAGAACGAGCAGTAATCTCATGACCGTCGAGGTGATGGTAGGAGTGATCCTTCATCAATTTTTCTGCTTGCGTTAAGTGATGATCAGCAGATGCCTTAACTTCGCTTGACAAGTTGCGCTCATGTGGTGCTACCAAGTGCTGAACCATATGAACATCTGGGTGCGAACCGAAGTGCGAGGTATCAGTAATAGGATGTGCAGTCTTGTGTTCGCCCTTCAGTTCTGTATGAACCGTGGCACTTACTTTCGACTTGTGGAGTTTCTGCCCCTCTTCACTACTAACAGGAGTATGATACTGAATGGTATTAGGAGTGTGGGAGATATGCCCATCTTTGGTTTCGCGAGTATGCGGTTCACTCATATATCCACCCTGATATTCACCAGCGTGTTTTGGCAGAACTTTACCTAGATGTTTATGGAGCGCCTTCAGTGGACCAACAAGATATGGTTTGTGACCATGTTGTCTGTCGATATCTGAGGCGGAGAAATTATAGTGTGCTCCTGGACCCTTATACTTTACGCCGACCTTACCTTCTGGGGTGCGGATGGCGTGGAACGACATCTTGTCGTCAATCTTACGGGTGAGAGGAGTTTTACCTGATGCGACACCTTTGAGTGTCTTCAGAGCATGATGTGCTGCATCGGCATTATCGAATGACCTATCCGACGGGTGTTCAATATGTTGAATCCCAGCAGCAGGTTTTTTTTCTTCAGAGAGATATTGGGTAAATGATAACATGGTGTTCCCGTTCAATTGTATCTCTCATATTTATAATAAAAATGCCTTACAGTTACTCCGACTTGTATTATATTTTCTCGCTAAGAGAATGTGATTACTACGGGTAGACCGTTGGTAATTGTTTGGCATCACCATAGTATTTATTAAAACACTTTTTTCCAAGGGAAGTTAATCCGCTTATCATGGTGTATAACTTTATCTCTATGGAAACTTGGAGTAGTCATTAGCAGTTTTTCATTGTCATAAATTGGCGCAGGCAACTTATCATCAATGTATACTTTACGTCCTGCCCGCATACACTGAATGATAATATCAGTCAATTCTTCTCTTGGATATTTTGAATCCATCATGTTGAGATATTCTCTATCTCCATAATGATGCGGAACGAATGACTCGTCATATCCACCACCTGCATGAAACATTTCTTTACTGCACATAAATGAATTCAATGATGGGAATTTAATATTATTATGTCGCGTGATAAAACTGTACCATTTATCGTTAGACAAGTTCATTGTTTGCAACTTAAATAAGTCATCAGATGTAATGGCATGGTCAATATCTAAGAAAATTATCCAATCAGTTTCAGCAACTGATGCGCCAAGATTGCGACAACCATGACTGTTGAACCCAATATCTTCTTCGGCAACAAGAAACGAAACTTTAAGATTCTTATTGAATTTGGCATTAGCAATAATATCCGCAGCAGGATATATTGCGGAACCATCATCAATTAGAATAATTGAAACAGAAGTTGTAAATGTGTTCCAATGTTCTATTGCTTGTTTCAAAAAATCTACGTCATTATAATATGTTTGCACTAGTGTAATTGTATTCATAAAACCCTCTCCCAATCAAAATTTATACGTTTCTCGATTGGTGTAATATTTTTCTTGTTATATGGTTTAGTGTAAAACACCATTTTCTCGTTATCATAAACAGGAATTTCTGCATTCTCATCTATAATCGCTTTTCTCCCACCACGGCGGCATGTGAGATTTATCCACTCTAGATTATTGGTTTTATAATTATCAGAGAGTCTACCGAGAAATTCTCTATCGCCAGTATGAAATGGAACGAATGATTCATCGTATCCTTCCGATTGAAGATAAAGTTTTCTTGGTATGATAAATTGATTCAGCGCCACATAAGGATCTCCATGACCTTTATATTTCGCATTCATTTCATACCAACAATTATTGTCAAGCGATTCTTGTTGCAACTTTATTAAATGGGTGGGTTGTATAGTATAATCAATATCTAAGAAAATCAACCACTCAGTATTTGCCAATCTTGCACCAAGATTGCGACATCCATGACTATTAAATCCGATATCTTTTGTTACTCTATACAGAGAGAAATCTATGTTATCTGAAAGTGAAACACCCCGCAAGACTTCCTCGGCAGGAACCTCTTGGGAACCATCGTCGATTAGGATAATCTTGATCGGGGTGTTGTAAACGTTCCACCTCTCGAGTTGGGTCTCGAGAAGCGAACGTTCGTTATAGTAAGTATGGATTATAGTAAATTGATTCATCCAACAATCTGTTGTAGTTCTTCTGTCGCATCAATTTCAGTTAGGTCGATGGCAGGAAATTCAATCTGCTCGGTCAAACTATACTGTAAATACTCATTATGGGTGGCATTCTGGTCAAGATATAATTGCCAACCAGAAAGAGTTTCGTGGAACTGCTTAGTGTGCGTTTCAAATAAATGTGCCTTGTCTTGACACACTCGAGCAATCTGCTCTAGTGTTGGTTCTTCATCGAATCGAGCAATGATATATTCTTTGGACCCAACGGTCTTCCAAAGAGGCATATCTTCAGTAGCAGAATTTGCCCAAAGTGCAGTGGTAATTACCAGTTTTAGTTTTAGTGGTTCATTTGTTTCTTCAGTCATATATTCATTCCCTAGTTAAAATGGTGATCTCGAGAGGATTCGAACCTCTGACCTAATGCTTAGAAGGCACTTGCTCTGTCCAGCTGAGCTACGAGACCAATTCAATAATTACTTATACTATATTTTTCACACAAAATCAAGTGTTTTTTATCGAATATCTTTTCTTTCTGGATAATTAAACCATCCAGTTGCAATATATTTATTACCGATAAGATCGGGTGCTGCTCTATGGCGATGAGTGAATCCTGCAGGCCAAATAAGCAAGGTACCAACCTCAGGTTTTACCGCAAGATCTTGAAATTGAAACTCTGTTTTACCTCCCGTTTCTACGGTGTTTAGGTAAATCATCCAAACTCCGAACCTACCTCGATAGTGTTCTCCAGATCCCTGTTCGTAATGCCATGTATGGAATCCACCGCCAGTTTCTGATCGTTGCAATTTCCATGTAGAATTAAACAATTCAATAAACGCTCGACTTCCAGCACTATATTTTTTGTTGTATTGTCGCCAACCAGTATGAACAGCGTCAACAATAGAATCTTCCAATGACTTCAGAGATCCGTATCTCCCAGTAAAGATATTCCAGTCTGTTCGGGTTGAATCGTCTGATAGTATACAGGAAGCTCCTGGATCTGGACGAGATATAATTTCGTCCATGGTATCACAAATCTTTTGACATTTTTCTGCACTTAGTGCATTAGGATATGATTCTATAAAATTCATTAGAAATTAAACTTCGAAAAGTCCCTCTGTTGACGTTGACCGATTGTAGTTTTCTCGAACACTGGCAGATCGTCTTGACCTGAATCCATAATTCCCTTTTGGGCAGATTCTTCTAAATCATACAGACGCATCTTACCACGATCGATACCAACCATGAACCTCTTATTTAGTCCTGGATCATTGTAGCGATTTTTCAACTGCTTGACCATCAGTTGTCCCATCTTCTCGAGTTCTTCGGTAGAGATAAGAGCAAACATCAAGTCCGCAGTTGCTGGCAGACCAAATGATTCCGAGGTGTCAGTCAGTTCAACATCACTGTTGGCATATCCACCACGAGTAGTTTGTGTGGCAGAAACAACAGGTAAGTCAAACTCGACTGCGAACCCACGAAGTTCTTCAGCGATTGCCTTCACATATGTATAAGAGTTTACACCCGCTCCTGGTTTAAACCTACTAGACGCACAGATGTTAAGATAATCGACGAACACAATATCAGGAGCAAAGTTGCGTTTCAACATCAATTCGTTCAATAGTGCTTTGAAATGACCAACGTGTGCAGATGCAGTCGGATATTCCTTGATGATCAACTTACCCTCAGTCTTGTTTCGAATTTTATCAATTCGAGTATCAAACATAGAACGAGAGAGATCTTTCAACTCGCCGATGTTCACGTTCATCATGTTCGCATCGATACGCTCGGCAATCTTTTCTTCACTCATTTCCATGGTAATGTAGAGAACATTCTTACCCTGCGCCAATGCTCCTGATGCCATATGACACATGAACAAAGACTTACCCACACCAGTACCAGCAAGTGCAATATTCAAAGTCTTGTTTGGCAGACCACCACCTGTAATCTTGTTGAACATTTCAAGATCGAATGGCAACTTGTTTTCTTCGCGATGATAGAAGTCAAATCGCGACTCGGAATTATCTAGATAATCGTGACCAACATTATTATCAAAGCAAATTCCCAATGCTTCCTGTAAGATGGAAGGGATACCATCCTGAGAATGCTCCTTGTCTCCACCATCGATAATCTGAATCGACTTCATGATTGCATTATAGACTGCCTTGTCTTTACAAAACTTCTCAGTCTCTTCAAGCAACCACTTCTCATTCACATCAAGAGAATCATCAAGATGTGTCAGTTTCTCATTGATGTTTTTAAATTCATTTTCGTTGATACCACGGTCATTCTGCACTACGATTTCAATTGCTTCGACTGTCGGAAGTGAATTATACTTCTCGATAAACTCTCTAGCATAATTAAAAATCTTACGCTCGGAAGTATCATGGAAATATTCTGGTGTTATGAATGGTATAAC